AACTCTTGTGTCTGCTACAGTCTTTGGGTTCTTTTTACGTCCAGGTTCCTCTGGAATGTGATCAAATGTCATTATACGGAAGATTAGTTCTTCTTTTGTAATTTCAGATGCTAGTGTTTCGCATTCTGCTTGTTTAACTTTGTGTCCCAAGCCTTTACGCCGCTCATATTCGGCAGATGACATCTTTTTTGCTTTATTACGTTTTGCTTCAGCAACAGTTAGACGGTTAATTTTGTCTACACTTGGTAAAATAATATCATAATCTGCATATTCTGGTGCAAGATAGCTATTAAATTTATTTTTTGACTTGTGTATTTCTTTAAGTATATCTTTATTGTTTAGATAATTTTTAGGTCTCATTGACATCTCCGGTTATGTTATATATATTATAATATACTATGTTAATTTTGTCAACTAAATACTATTGTAGGAGACAAACTAATTATGCCGTTTAAAATTAATTTCAATGCAAGCAATTTTGTTAGTAGTATTGTAAGCGATGCAAAAAGTGCTGTCAAAGGCGCTATTGGAGATACTATCAACCAAAAGTTAGGTAGCTTAGGTCCACTTGGAAAACTTGCCGCGACGTTTATTAATCAAACAGGCGGATTTGGTTCCTCAACAAACAGTAATAGGACTATATCAAGAGCAGTAATTTCATCTAACAATACTGTTAGTGATGCAAGCGACTGGCGTGTTAAAATTAGTGTACCAGAAGTATTGTTAAAAGACGGAGATATTCTAGCTCCCCTTAGAGAAAACAGCGGCTCTAGTGCTTTTAATACAGGAAATGCTATGGTATTTCCTTTTAACCCAACAGTACTGCTAAGTCATAGTGCAAACTATTCACAAATACAGCCTACACATACAAATTATCCGTACAATGCATACGAAAATAGTCAAGTTGATGCAATTACTATTACAGGTGAGTTTTATCAAGAAAATGAAAACGATGCAAAGTATTGGATTGCATGTTTGCACTTTTTAAGAAGCGCAACTAAGATGTTTTATGGTGACAGCAACCCTTTAGGCAATCCTCCAGTAGTTTGTAGACTAAGTGGGTACGGTAAACATGTCTTAAACGATATACCTGTTGTGATAACAAACTTTACTACTGACTTACCTGTAGATGTTGATTATATACAGTGTACAGTAAACGGATTACCAAACTATGTACCGACACAAAGTTCGATTACAGTTACGCTACAACCACAATACGCAAGACGTTCGCAATCAGGATTTAATTTAAATGAATTCGTTAAAGGCGGTCACGTCAACGGTCCGGAGGGTTTTGTATAATGGAAAAAAATAGTTTAAGCCCGTATGCACGTACACCTATTAACAGAAGCGGATATTTAGATATATTATCTCCAAGACCGGTTCCTATTAATAGAGAAGATATACTTTTTACAATTACAACAGAATTTACATACCGTCCTGATCTACTTGCATATATCACTTATGGTAAAAAAGAATTATGGTGGGTTTTTGCTCAAAGAAATATGGATACATTAAAGGATCCTATTTTTGATTTTGTAGCAGGAACAGAAATATATCTACCAGATCCGTCAGCATTACGTAATACATTAGGTTTCTAACATGGCATTTAATCTCGGTGCATCTTTAAAAAGTAATTTAAAATCGTCTGTAGTAAATACTGTAAGTCAGCGTATAAGTTCTGCTGTACCTAGTGTTAACAGTCAATTAATTAATTCAGCACTATCCGGCGGCGATATTAAAGGTGCATTATTTGGTGCAGCAACAGGTGTTCTTGGTAATCAGTTACTTGGCGGAATTCAAAACAAATTAGGCGGGCTAATTGCAAATGCTGAAGAACTAACGGGTCTAGCATCTAATCCTTTAAAAATAGTAGAAAGAGGCATTGCAGATTTAGCAGGAATATCAGGCGGAGAATACGGAGTAGTTTTAGATCAATTTAGAGAATTATCAGATAGATCAAGCATATCTTCAGACTTTATTGATCGAGGATTTATGCCTTCATATAAAGGCGATGATAGTTCTGCAAGTAAAATACCAAACCCACTGAGAAATCATAATGGATTTAATTATGTAATTACATTGGGTGTGTTAGATGCAGCAGAATACAATAATCCTGAAAGTTATAGAAGTGCAGGCGGATTTAACAACTATGTAATTAAATCAAGCGGAGGCAATCTTGACAAACGTTATCAAGTATTTGACGAAACAGTTGGAAACACGTATAGTGATTTTGGAGATGCTATTACTAATCATGCAGAATACTATATTGATGATATTAATTTAGAAAGTGTAGTTGCACCAAATCCTAATACAAGATTAACCAGTGGTACTAATTTAACTTTTACTGTTACTGAGCCATATAGTATGGGTAATTTTATTCAATCAATTATTGGTTCTGCAAGCGATGCTGGATACGATAGTTATACACAAGCACCATTTTGTTTAAAGATTGATTTTGTAGGATGGAATTTAGGAGGCGACACAGGTGCAAACTTTTTACAACAGCCTATATTCATACCTATACAAATAATCAATATGGACTTTAATGTTTCGGGCGCAGGCAGCAAATACGAAGTAAAAGCAATACCAATGAGCGAAACTGGCTTATCTGATAACATTAATAAAATTAATAGTGCAGTAAGAGCAAGTGGAACATTTGTACATGAAGTGTTAGAAACAAATGATCAGTCTCTAACAGGAACAATGAATAGGGCTATAGAAGATATGGAAGAAGCAGGCGCACTTGCTCCATATGACAGATATGTAATTTGTTTTCCAAAAAACAGACAAGCTTTAAGAAATGCATTACAAGAAGGAAATGTTGATGAAAGTGCATTTACTACATCACCTGAAGAACAAGAAGACCAACGTCGAGGATACACAGGACCTGATGACGGAATACGAGGATCATTTAGTCCTGAAATAATAAAAGTTTCACAACCAAATCAAATATATTCTGTATTAAAATCTTTTGCAGAAAATACTTCACAAATGAATGCAATCGGAGTCAGTCCACTTAATGAAGATACTAATGCTGCTGGAAACTCAGGAGAAGCAGATGCAGAAGCTGCTACTGATCCGGATAGCGGCTTAGTTGATCCAGGAAATCAAGCAACACAGCCTGCTGAAAAAGCAAGAGACTTTCAATTTCAACAAGGTCAACAAATAACTAGTATTATTGAACGCATAGTAACGCAAAGTACATATGCAGCAGAAAAAGCAACCGAAGAGTCGACTAATGGATTCAACAAGTGGTTTAGAATTGACACACAGGTATATATAGATGAAAGTGCTCTAACAGAATCAACAATGGGACGTAGGCCAAAAATCTATGTTTATAGTGTTATTGAATACGAAGTTGATGAAGCAGTTACAGCAGCTCCTAATAAGCGGTCAAAAAATACAGCAGGTTTGAGAGAATTAGCAGTTAAAGAATATAATTACATCTACACAGGCAAAAACGAAGATGTATTAAATTTTGATATTAATTTTAATAATGCATTTATGATGAGTGCATATGCAGATCTAGGTATGAATGCTGCTCCGTTGCGTGATCCTGACGGTGCAGCAACTACTTCTTCAGGAAATGGTACAGACAGCGGCACTGTAACTTCACCGCCTGCAGATCAAAGGTCTAATGATGATCCCACCGGCGGCACACAACTTGATAATAGTGTTGCAGAACCAGGCGGCGGCACTAGTAATGATGTTAGACGTAGAATTGCAGAAATGTTTCATGATAGAATCACAAACATGACTGTAGATATGGTCACTGCTGAAATGGAAATAATGGGAGATCCTTATTTTATTCCACAACAAACAGGCAACTATGTAGCAAAAAATGGCCCAAAACCAAGTATTACAGAAGACGGAACAATGAATGGTTTAGATCAATCTGTGTTTTGTATAATAAATTTTAGAACTCCTTTTGATTATCAAGTTAAGGGAGCAACAATGGAATTTCCTCAGCTTGTTCCAGGATTCAGTGGACTATTTCAAATATGGGCTGTAACAAATAATTTTAGTAGCGGCAAATTTACTCAAACTCTTAAATTAATTAGACGCAAAGGTCAAGATGACGAGGAAACTACAGGATCAAGTTTCAACGTGCAAGTTGATAATTCAGCAGCATTAAATAAAGACGGAGTACAATCAGACGGTACAGTAGGACAAAGCGGAACACCTAGTACAGATTGCGAGCCTGCTCCTAGTCGTGATGATGTTCGAAACCTAATGCCGGCAATTGATAGCAAAATGGCAGCAGATAATGCTGCACCATTTGCAGCTATTGAACAGCAACTTTCGCAAGCAACTACTCAACTAGGAGAAGTAGTTAAAGGCGTTGATTTTGGTGTTGCTGCATTACCAGACTTAACGAAAGATTTAACAAGTGCTGTAAATAACTTTACAAGTGGAATTTCAAATGCTGCACAAGTTGGAATAGGTAGTGTTTCAAGTGCAAGGATCAGAGGAGCGATGGGTTCGATAAGTCCAGTTGATGCAACAAATGCATTAGATGTAATTGCTGCCGAAACTGCAATAATTAATCAAGCAACAAATGCTGCTAAAGGTGTAGTGAATGATAAAATTAATTCAGTAACAGATGCAGCTAAAACCCGTGTTAGAGGTTTATTAGGAAATTAAAATGGCAGAAGATGACGATAGCGGTTTACCAGAAGAAGCAGCAGGAAAATTAGAGCAATCTAATGCTGTTCCTGTAAATGCAAAAGGTCCGTGGCGCAGACCAGATTTGCCTACACGCACTCGTCAAATATTTCAAAATATCGATGATATGTTTGACTACGGTGAAGAAATTATAATGAAATATCCCAGAAGTTATCAAATTGTTGTAGTAATTGAAAACGATGGATGGAGCGATTTATTATATCCAAATCAACCACATTATTGGGTAGGTGAAAGATTTGCAGTTGATCCGATGATCCTGTTAGATAACCCAGGTGCAACTCCTGATATTGATTTTACTCCATTATACGAAAAAATGGTAGAATGGAAAGAACAAGGTATAAAAGAAGGTATTAAACCTCGAGGTAGTGTACAAGTAAGCACATATCAAGGTGTGCCTGTCTATCTTCCTGATCCGATGCTTGATTACAGTAGACCTGAAGAAATAACAGAAGCAACAACCGGCGCAACAACTGGTACAACTGTTGAAACAACTACAATTGTAAAACCAAACGTAGTAGGCGGAGTTACAAAAAGTACAACTACACCAGGAACAGTAGGAACACCTACTAGCAGATTTGACAGCAAAGGTGCAACACCTACAACATCATCAGTTAGTAGTAGACTTGACAGCAAAGGTGCAACACCTGCATATAGTAATCCTGACGCTACAGATCCACGCGGAGCAGATCAGCGTAATACTCCTTCGGCTACAGTAGCTGGCGGCAGAGGAAACGGAGCAGCAGAAGTAGCTCAACGACAGGCAAATTCTGTTGTTGCTAGTGGCACAGCAGATGATGTGCAAACCGGAACAGCTCCTTGTTTACCAAATAATGCTCCCGCTTCTTCTGGAACATCGGGATCAGGTGCAACTCCTCCTGCAAGTGTTCCATATGATGATGCAATTTTAAGACAAGCAAGAGCTGCTGCTGCTGCACCTGCATCGGTTATACCTAGTGTAACAGGCGGAAGAGGAAACGGAGCAGCAGAAGTAGCACAACGACAAGCTGATGCGGCCAGTACTGCAACGGCTCCATCTACTGTTACACAGTCTCCGTCAACTCCTACAAATTCAGCAACGCCGGCAGCTCGCCCGCCGAGTGTATATATATACGAGCCAATAACACCCGGGTTTGATAGATATGATTTTAATTCAGGCAAAAAGGTATATACTCCGAACAATGGACCAAGTAGAAATGCTTCTGGACAAACTTCCGTACCAGAATCGACACCGACAGTTAAAAGTCCGATTGACGGCGGAATTCCTGTAGGAACAACAACTGGCGGACCTAGTTTATTGAGACAACGAAGAGAAGCAGCAGCACTAAGTGGAGGCGCAGGCTAACATATGGCAAACGGAAATTATACAAGAACTACAAATCAAAGAACAACTGGATTTAGAGACAGTGGTCCTTATGAAGCAATTGTGGTTAATAATTTAGACACAAAATATATGGGCGGACTTGTTGTTGAACTATTGAGATATACTAGTTCCGGCGGAACTCCTGAGCGCACTGGACAACTTTTAAATGTGCAGTATTTGTCTCCTTTTTACGGAGTTACTCCGCATGCTGGTGTTACAGCAAATGACGGATACGAACATACACAAAAATCATATGGTATGTGGATGGTGCCGCCGGATGTAGGTACTAAGGTTCTTGTAATATTTGCAGAAGGTGATACAAATCACGGTTTTTGGATCGGATGTATTCCTGCAAATAATATGAACTTTATGTTGCCAGACGGCAGAGCAAGTACAGAAAATACAACTGGAATAACACCTCCTAGTTTGAGTGGAAGAAAACTCCCAGTCGGTGAATACAATAAAGCAATTGAAAGTGGTTCAAGAGTTGATCCTACATTATTTGCAAAGCCTTACAATAAAGACTTCTCAGAAACGCTAGAAATTCAAGGATTACTAGGAGACGAATTTAGAGGAACTACAACTACTAGTGCAAGACGAGAAATTCCTAGTATGGTATTTGGTGTAAGTACACCTGGTCCCAAAGATCGAAGAGACGGCGCACCTACTGCTGAAATCGGCACTCGAGGAAGAAAGATTAATACTCCTGTTAATAGACTAGGCGGCAGTAGTTTTGTAATGGACGACGGTGACGAGCGGTTTGTACGTGCAACACACGCAGAAGACGGTCCTCCAGTTTATAAAAACAAAGGAGCTAATGAACCGGGCGGCGACAGGACTATACCTCAAAACGAATTAATGCGTTTTAGAACTAGAACTGGTCATCAAATACTAATGCACAATAGTGAAGATTTGATCTACATAGGTAATTCAAGAGGCACTACTTGGATAGAAATGACTAGTGACGGTAAAATTGATATTCATGCACAGGATAGTGTTAGTATCATGACCGAAAATGATTTAAACTTTAGTGCTGGCCGAGATATAAACATGGAAGCCGGTAGAAATGTTAATATTAAAGCAGCTGGTACTAATACCAAAGGCGAAACTGGCAGAGTACAAATTGAATCTAAAAATAATTTTAATTTACATGTAGGAAAAGACAGCAAAGTTACAGTAATGAAGAATCAACACATTGCTGTAAAAGAAGCTCAGTACATTGATACTGGAAAAAGTCTTCACGTTAAAACAGGGCAAGACAACAGACTTACTGCCGGAAGTAATACTTTTATTAACAGTGGCAAAGAACATAGAGAAACAGCGACATATGTACATATGAATGGACCAACTGCACCAACTGCAAACCCAGCAAGGCCAGTTACTCCATTAAGTGTACAAACATTACCTCGTGTTAAACCCGGCGGCGTTATAAGTGGATATGAAAGTATTTTAACAAGATCTCCGCAACATGAACCTTGGCCACACCACGAAAACTTAGATCCAATGTCGTTCAAAAAAATACAAACTGATAGAGATAATCCGGGTGCGTTACCGAGTGCTGATCGCATACTTACACCTGATACGTTTGCTAAAAATCTAAGCGGAAGAACATCTAGTGCGTTTGTAACAGGCAGCGGCGGCAATGTTAATACTGGTAATATTTCAAGAGGCGCTGGAAACGGACAAACTCCTATTCCTCCAGGAGATTACACCAGCGACTTTAACTTTGATCCAGAATTAGGTTCATTAAGTGCAAGATATGAATCAAGGGGTAATCCTGCAACAATTGGATGGGACAGCACCGGCGGATTTAGTTATGGAACATATCAGCTTGCAGCAAATGTAGGTGTTATGAATGAATTTCATGCATGGTTAGCTAGAGCACATCCAGACTTAGAATCACAATTAAAAGCAGCTGGCGGAGCTGCTGCTGCAAGAGCAGGAACAGATGCATATAAAGCAGCATGGGCGCAAGTTATGGGAACAGCAGAAGGTGCAGAAGCACAGCACGAATATGCAGTAATAGCATATTTTGTTCCTGGAAACAGAAGAATCAAAGATAGAACAGGATTAGATGCAACACAGCGTTCTGTTACAGTACAAAATGTTGTATGGTCAACAGCTATTCAACATGGCGCCGGCGGCGCACGTAATATATTTGAAAGAGCACTTGCTGCATTAGGATATCCATCAAATGAAGTAACAGCATTACAGCCAACAGATGCAGCGTTAACAAGAGCTGTATATGCTGAAAGGCGTGCTAACAATGGTTCAAAATATTTCGGAAGTAGTACAGCAGCAGTTAGAGCAAGTGTTGTTAACAGATTTCATAACGAAGAAGCTGATGCTCTTAGAAGTTTAGAACAAGAAATTGCAGCCGCGCGAGCAAATCCGCCAGTATCACAACCTACAGATAATAGTGCTGCTACGCGAACTGTAAACCCGCATACTGGCGCACAATAAGGGTAAATATAGTATGAGCCAATTAGAAAAAAACTTATATAAACGTGTAACTGTAACCACTGCAAATCAAACAGCATCAACTGGAAGAAAATACAGAGGTTTTTCAACAGTTGCAGATACTAAAAGTTTTAGTGTTTATGACTTTGAATTAATTAAGCAAGATTTAATCAATCATTTCCACATACGTCAAACTGAAAAACTAAGTGATCCTACATTTGGCACTATTATTTGGGATATCCTATACGAACCGTTTACAGTTGAAGTACAAGAAGCAATTATTGAAGATGTAACTAAAATTATTAATTACGATCCTAGAATACGTGCAGAAGACATTGTTATAGATACTTACGAACAAGGTATACAAATTGACTGTAAAATTTCAGTATTACCGTTCGGTATAACAGACCAATTACGTTTTAAATTCGACAAAGAAAACGGCTTACTTCAGTCATAAAATTAAATACGCACTTTTTTCTTTCTGCTAAATATTAGTATAAACAAGGAAACGTACATGTCTGCAAATGATAGACAGTCAAGGCTACTAGTAGCAGAGGACTGGAAAAGAATTTACCAAAGTTTTAGAAACGCTGATTTCCAAAGCTACGATTTTGATAACCTAAGACGCACTATGATTAACTATTTGCGTCAAAATTATCCAGAAGATTTTAACGATTACATCGAGTCAAGTGAATATCTTGCATTAATTGATATGATTGCTTTCCTTGGGCAAAACTTATCATTCCGTATTGACTTAAATGCACGTGAAAACTTTTTAGAAACAGCAGAACGCAGAGAAAGTGTACTACGTTTAGCACGTATGTTATCTTACAACCCTCGCAGAAATCAAGCAGCAAATGGTTTACTAAAATTTGATACTATTAAAACAACTGAAAATCTTTTAGATTCAAATGGTAAAAACATGGCAGGTATTACTGTTAAATGGAACGACCAAACTAACTCAAATTACTTTGAACAATTTACAAAAATATTAAATTCGGCATTGCCTTTGTCCAACTCAATTGGAAATCCTTTAAAATCTTCATTGATTGCAGATGTACAAACACAAAAATATCGACTAAATGCAACAAATACAGGACAAGCAATTTATCCGTTTACTAAGCGTATTGAAGGCGTTGGCACACGTTTTGAGATTGTAAGTACAGATATTTTAGATGAAAGTATTTTAGAAGAAGCGCCACTTCCTGGCAATAGTCCAGCATTTTTATTCCGTGACGATGGACAAGGCGCCGGCAGTTCTAACACAGGCTTCTTTATGCACTTCCGCCAAGGTAAACTAGAAACAGGTAATTTTAATGTATCAAATCCAACTCCGAATCAAGCAGTGCAAATTGATTCTGAAAACATTAATGATAGCGATGTTTGGCTATTTTCATTAAACAGTGCTGGCTTTGAAAACAATGAGTGGACACGTATTGATGCTGTCGAAGGTAATAATGTTATCTATAATAGTTTGTTTAATCAGACTAGAGATGTATTTGCTGTAACTACTCGTGTTGGAGATAGAATTAATTTAAACTTTAGTGATGGCGTCTTCGGCAATTTACCAGCAGGTAATTTTAGAACTTATTATAGAACTAGCAGCAATAGAAGAAGTGTAATTACACCTAGTGCTATTAGTACTGTAAGTATTGAAATTCCTTATCAGTCTAGAACTGGTGCAGCCCATACATTGACTATCGGACTTAAATTAAATTATACTGTTAGCAACGGCACTGCGTCAGAAACAAATGCAGAAATTAAACAAAATGCGCCTGCAACATATTATACACAGAATCGACTAATCACAGGCGAAGATTATAATATTGGTCCTCTTGCAATCAGCCAAGACATTATTAAAACTAAAAGTTCAAATAGAATTTCAAGTGGTATAAGTCGCTTTTTTGATTTAAAAGATGCTAGTGGAAAATATTCAAACACTAGTTTATTTGCTGACGATGGTGTAATCTATAAAGAAGAGTTTACTGAAAAACAAACATTTACATTTGCTACTCAAACAGATATCGAAGGTGTTATATATAATACAATTGAAGGTATTTTAGGTAGTACAAATACTCAAAACTTTTATTTTGCAAAATATCCAAAAATTATTGTTAGTGATCTTAACGCATCGTGGTTGCAATCTAGTACTAGTACAAACCAAACATTGGGGTTATTACAAGATATTGACGAGAACGCATATACTGTAGGTTCATTTACTGCAAATAGTTTACGTCTGCTAGAAGCTGGTACTATGTTAAAATTTGTTGCACCTGAAGGCAAACATTTTATGCCAGACGGTACATTAATGGACGACAGTAATATTGGAGATCATTTAGGTAAAACAACATATAAGTGGTCTAAAGTTGTTTCTGTTGCAGGCAACGGATCAGTAATTGACGAAGACGGAATTGCTCCTATTAGGTTAAATGATGTTATTCCGACCGGCGCATTACTACAGCAAATTGTTCCAAACTTTTCTAAAACATTAATTAATGATGTAAAAGTAGAGCTAATTGATCAAGCATTTGAATACAAAGATTTTGCCCTGCGTTACGATCAATATGATAGACAATGGAAACTTATACTAGCAGAAAACATTAATACTCTTAATGATTTTGCTCCAGGTAAAGCTGGCGACATCACAGGTGAAAATCTTGATGCAAGCTGGATGTTGTATTTTAAAACAGATGGCGAAAAATATACAATTACATATCGCAATCTAAGATATGTAATGGAAAGTGCAGATGAAATTAGATTCTTCTTTGATGCAGCTGATAAAATTTATGATCCGTCAACAGGACAAATTGTAAGAGATAAGATTGATATTTTAAATATCAACAGAAAGCCTGGCGAGTTAATTCCGTTTACTAGAGATTACAGTTGGACTATTACAGATGCATACAGAGATGTAGAAGGATATTTAGATAGTCGTAAAATACAAGTACAATTTATTGACCTTGACGACGACGGTATAGTTGACGACCCCGACATCTTTGAGCAAATTGTAGGAGAAGAAGATGTAAGTATTTCATCTGCTGCTAAACTTATATTTCAAAAGAAGTATACAACTACAGACGGCGTAGAAGATTTTAAATATTTTGCAAACACAAATGCTGAAATAATTGTAGTACAGAATGAATCAGTAATTGCACCATATAGTTCAAGAGTAGAAGGACAAATTTTTTACTTAATCGACGAAGGTATTTTTAGAAAACTAAACAAGGCGCTAAACAATACTACGATTAATACAGATTATAAAGCTTATATTGGTCGTGCTGATTTAAAATTCCATTATATTCATGTTGCAGACAGTGGATATAGAATTGATCCAAGTGCAAGTAATATTATTGACACATATATATTGTCTAAAACATATGACACACAAGTTAAACAATATATTACAGGAGCTATCACAACAAAACCTAAACCGCCTAGTAATGACGAGTTGTTTAGAAGTTATGGTAGTGAAATTAATAAAATTAAATCAATTAGTGATGAGATAATTTATCATCCAGTAAAATACAAAATATTATTTGGCGACAAAGCTGCACCTGATTTACAAGTTAAGTTTAAGATTGTTAAAAATTCTAATATAGTTATTAATGACAATGAATTAAAATCAGAAATTATCGAAGCTATCAGCAAGTTTTTTGATATTGAGAACTGGGACTTTGGAGAAACTTTTTACTTCCAAGAACTTAGTGCCTATATTATAAATGAGCTATCTCCAAAACTGGTAAGTATACTAATAGTGCCGCGCCAAACTACACAAAGTTTTGGCAGCCTATTTGAGATAAAAAGTGAACCAGACGAAATCTTTGCAAGTGCTGCTAAAGTAACTGACATTGAAACAATTGATCAGTTAACAGCAACTAACCTACAAGCAAGTGGTACAGTAATCAATAGTGTATCAACTGCAATAACATCGGGAATAACAAGTAGTGCATCAACATCTAATACATCGAGCTCATCAAGCAGTTCAAATACCGGCGGAGGTTATAGTTACTAATGGCTAAGAATGATCAAAACGAAAGCGCACTGCCTGTTCCAGGTCAAAACAATAAAATTACTGCGAGTGATTTTTTACCTAAGTTTTTTAGAACACAAGCAAACAAAAAGTTTTTACAAGGTACTCTTGACCAACTTATACAGCCAGGTGTTGCAGAAAAAATTAATGGCTATTATGGCAGAACAACTGCTAAAGCGTATAAAACTACAGACAATTATGTAGGAGATGTAACAACAGATAGAACTAATTATCAATTAGAACCTGCTGCTGTTATTAAAGACAACTACGATAATGTAACTTTTTATAAAGATTATAATGATTATATCGGACAGCTAGGTGTTTTTGGTGCAAACACAGCAGATCATAGTCGTTTAAATTCGCAAGAAACATATGCATGGAACTCAAACATTGATTGGGATAAATTTGTAAACTTCCGTGAATACTACTGGATGCCAAACGGTCCTATTAGTATTCCTGTAAGAGGACAAAGTAGAGAAGTTGTTAGTACATATACTGTTACAACTGAAGATCAAGGCGATAATGTTGCATATGTATTTAATGATGGCTTAACACGCAATCCTAATCTAAAACTTTATCGAGGACAAACTTACCGTTTTGAAATCGACACTCCTGGACATCCAATGGCTATTGCTATCAGCAGAACATTTACTCCTGGCACAGCTATTCTAACAGCAGGAACAGAAGGTTTAAGAGGCGATGGATTATTTGACGCTGTTCTATATGGTAACGAATATGATCAAGGTGAGTTTATTATTTTGCCAAGCGGAGGCAGTGTAATATTTGCAGCAGACGATAATGTTAGTACACTATACCCAGATGGTATTCGTAAGTTAGGTGAAGAAGGCGAAGAAGTAGCAGTTGCATACATTGAAAAAGGTACAATTGAATTTACTATTCCATTTAATGCACCTGATAGATTATTCTACATTAGTAAAAATGCAGTAGATACAAGTGGTCAATTTAGAATTTACGATATCGAAGAAAATGCATTCCTTAATGTTGCTGAAGAAATATTAGGAAAGAAAACTTATTTAAGTGCAAATGGAGTCGAACTATCTAATGGAATGAAAATTAAATTCCAAGGAGATGTACTACCTGTTGAATATGAAACTAACGATTGGTATGTTGAAGGTGTAGGGGATAAAATTAAATTAATTAAAGATCAAGATTTAATTATCCCAGCAGCATACAGTGACACTAAGCGTATTGCTTTTGATAGTGACAATTTTGATACATTACCATTTAGTGACGCAAGTGCTTATGCAACAGAAACTGATTATATTGTAATTAATAGAGCATCTTTAGACAGAAATGCCTGGAGTCGTTATAATAGATGGCATCACAAAGATGCTATTATAAAAAGTTTTGAATTTAACAACTTGCCAGTAAATGTTGATGAATCTAATCGTGCCAAACGTCCTATTATTGAATTTGAAGCTGGGTTAAAATTAGATAATTTTGGTGCAATTGCTAAACAAGACGTTGACCTAATTGATACATTTACTACTGACGTGTTTAGTGACATCGAAGGACAATTAGGATATAATATTGATGGCGTTAACTTAGCTGACAATATGCGTATCTTATTTACAGCAGATACAGATTCACTAGTAAATAGTAAAATTTATCAAGTAAAATTTGTCGAGATTGGAAATAACAGACAAATTAGTTTAGTAGAAACTGATGATACTAATCCAATTGATCTTGAAACTGTATTAGTTACACAGGGTGTAAAAAATGCAGGCAAAAGTTATCACTACCACAGAAATCAATGGCTAGAAGCGCAAGAAAAAACAACACGCAATCAACCGCCCATGTTTGCAGTTTGCGATGTAAATGGCAATAGTTTCAGTGACGAAACATATTATGGCTCAACAACATTTAAAGGAACTAAGTTATTTTCTTATGCCGAAGGTGAAGGTACAGTTGATGCTGAATTAGGATTTGCATTAAGTTATAAATCTATTGAAAATTCTGGCGATATTGTATTTGATTTTAATTTACTAAATGATACATTTACATATCAAACAGAAACAGAATTATTCACACAAAAAATTGATAGCGGATACTTAAAAAAATACACGTCACTTACTAACTTTTCATATGTAAATGGGTTTAGTAGTACTCCTACAATTAGTAAACAATATGTTATAAAAGAATACTCTGCAACAGATATTCAAACTAATAATTTTGTAATTGATGTATATGATAAGTCTAGTAGTGTTGTAGATCTAAAAGTAGTTGTATTTGTTAATAATAACCTAAAATTAATTAATACTGATTATACAATCGACACAAGTAATAACGATGCAGTAATTATTTTTAATACACCTTTAAAAATAAATGATGTTATTAAAATTAAAACTAATTCTAAAACTATAAAGAATTCTAACGGCTATTATGAATTTCCGTACAACTTAGAACGCAATCCGTTAAATGATGATGTTAGCCAGTTTACTCTTGGTGAAGTAATTGACCATGTTGATAGTATGTTGGAAGATATTCCAGGATATACTGGAAAATATTTAGGACAAAGTAATCTTAGAGATTTAGGAGATTTAGACAAATACGGAAAACGCTTTGTAAAGCATAGTGGACCTATTAATTTACCGTTATATCATGTAACAAATAAAAATTATAATATTGTAAAAGCATTAAAATATTCAAATACGGAATATACAAGATATAAGAAAATATTTTTAGATACTGCTGCTACATTAGGATACGATGGCCCGACTAAACAGCACGTTGATCTTGTATTAAAAACAATCAATAGTGATAAGTTACAATCACAACCGTTTTATTTCTCAGATATGATTGCAACAGGCGCATTTAATAAAATTGAATATAATGTTTATGATGCAAGGACTCGTGATTATCCTATCACTGATAATTTTAATTTAACTGATTTAAGTTCAAAAAGTATTCTTGTTTATTTAAACAATAAACAATTAACATATAACAAAGATTATAATTTTGATATAACTGGTTATGTTTCAATCAACGCCGGACAAGTTGAAAATGATACAATTGAAATACATGAGTATAACAATACTGACGGAAGTTTTATTGCACCAACTCCGAGTAAATTAGGATTGTATCCGAAATACTATCCTGAATTAACTATCGACGATACTATACAAGCCTCTGAACCTGAAATATCTGGACCATTTAAAATATATGGCGAAGATGAAGCAACAGGCAACAGAGGTTGGTTTTATCCGGTATATACTTCGAAGAGTGCAGCTGGCTCAGGCACAGCTTCAAAATCTTATACTTTTGTAGGTATGAATAAATTGTTTTATGTTCCTACTGATGGCGCTACGTTAGCTGGAAACGACAATATTGAAATTGACGAGTATCCAATCGGCGTTGCATTCATTAGAGGCCACGACGGCAGCTATATAAAAGCATATAAAGATTTTAGAGATGAACTGTTATTAGAATTTGAAAAAAGAATATTTAACAATATTAAAGCAGAATATTCAACTGACAGATTAGATGTAAACGAATTCATCGGCGGCGAATTTAGATCTAGTAATTTTACAAAAGAAGAAATTGATAATACATTACTATCTCAATTCCAAAGATGGTTGTTAGAAAATTTAAATAATACAAATTACACTGACAATACATTTTATGACAGAACTAATAACTGGACATTTAACTATAGCGAAACTAAGTCGCCGGACGGAAATGCAAATCCGGGATTTTGGAGAAGTGTGTATGTAAGAGCATTTGATACTGATCGCCCACATAGTCATCCTTGGGAAATGCTTGGATTGACTACTAAACCGTCTTGGTGGAACACTATATATGGCCCAGCACCGTATACTGGTGACAACCTAGTACTTTGGAGAGATCTTGAAGCAGGTCGAATTGCAGATCCTGATAATACAAGAATTGATCTTAAATATGCTCGTCCTGGTTTAACTAATTTTATTCCAGTAGATAGCACAGGCAAATTATTATCACCTCTAGATAGCAGATATGCTAAAGAATTTAACATAAGAAGTGCAACTAACAACTTCAAATTTGGTGATTATACACCTGTTGAAAATGCATGGCGTAGAAGTTCTGAATATCCCTTTGCAATTCTAACTACAATGCTATTAAACCAACCTGCAAAAACTATGGGCTTAGGTTTTGATATTTCAAGAATTAATAAAAACTTGGCAAATCAGTGGGTTGATACAACTACTAATAAACCTATAGTTCTTAAAGACCTAGAGTTGCCAAATACTGTTAAATCAAACACTAGGACTAATACAGCAGGATTAGTAAATTACATTTATAATCTAGTTGCAAGTGATATTTTATCAGTATATAACGGATATGTTACAGATTTAAGATCTCTTACTAACCAGATTGGTATTAAAATCTCAGGATTTACAAGTAAAGAAAAGTTTAATCTAATACTTGATAGTAGATCGCCTACGCAGACATTAACACAAGACGGAATCTTTGTCCCCCAAGAAAATTATCAAGTTTTCTCAAACACAAGTAGTCCTAGTGAATTAGCAATATATAGTGGCATAGTTGTAGAGCGTTCAGAATTAGGATACATTGTTAGAGGATATAATTTAGAAAAACCGTATTTTGAATACTATCGACCAATCCAAGGGTCTTCATTAAGTATAGTAACGGTTGGCGGAATAAGTGAAAAAGTAGTGCAGTGGGATTCAAATACTTCTTATCTAAGTGGAGAAGTAATTTTACATAACAATGCTTATTACAGAGTTATTGATTCGTTTACTAGTAGTAGAACATTTGACACAGACAATATTGTTAAACTTCCTGCATTGCCTCTTACTGGCGGCAGAACAGCAGAGTTTAAGAAAAACTTTGACACTACTTCAGTTAAACGTTTGCAATACGGAAGTCGTTTTGATACTGCACAAGAAGTTGTTGACTTTATATTAGGATATAGTGTACGACAATCAAAAATTGGATTTAGTTTTGAAAACGTTATTGAAGGTACTAACGAAGTTGAAAATTGGAATACTTCTGCAAAACAGTTTTTATTCTGGACAACACAAGGGTGGGCACAAAATTCATTAATTGCGTTATCGCCTGCTGCAAACTTAATTGAATTCAACAGAGATTATTATGTAGTTGATAATATCAAAGACGACTTTTACGGATATAATATTTTTAAAGCAGATGGATTATTTTTAGATTCAGAATTTAATAGTTTGCTAAGAGATCAAAATAGCTTTGGTATCGAAACAGTAGGGACTGAAGAGGGTTTATATCACGTTGCATTGCCATTAGTTCAAAAAGAACATGTTGTATTGATAGATAATACAACTGATTTTAATGATACTATATATAATCCTGCAACTGGCTATAGACAAGAAAGAATTCGTGTTAACGGATATAGGTCAGACGGCTGGAACGGCGGCTTAAATATTCCTGGATTTGTATACGACGATGCATCATTTACTGATTGGGCTGCTTGGAAGGATTACCATATTGGTGATATTGTAAAATACAAACAATATTATTATGTAGCTACATCAAATGTTGTAGGATCTCAAACATTCAATGATAATTTTTGGTATAGACTTAGCGAAAAGCCTGAGTCGCAGTTAATGACTAACTTTGATTACAGAGTTACGCAGTTTACTGATTTTTATGATTTAGATAGTGACAGTTTTGATGTTGAACAGCAAAAGATGGCACAGCATTTAATAGGTTATCAAAAACGCCAGTATCTTGCTAATATTATTAATGATGACGTAAGTCAGTTTAAGTTCTACCGTGGTGCTATTGCAGACAAAGGCACTATGAATGTGTTTACCAAATTGTTTGATGCACTAGGCAATACTACCGATAATTTAGAGTTCTACGAAGAGTGGGCAATTCAAGTCGGGCGATATGGTGCTGTCGACGATGTGCAACAGGTTGAATACAACCTGCAACAAGATAGAATGCAAGAATCGCCTCAAGCAGTTGAACTTGTAAACACATTGCCTGCAACTAACTTTGATAAAATTTACAGAATACTTCCAAATGAAGTATTTGACAAACCTGCAGATTATAACCATGCTCCGTTTCCAACTAAAACTTTAACTAATGAGTATATCAGAACTTCGGGATACGTTAATGAAAGTGATGTTGATTTTATTGTTAGTAATCAATTAGATCTTGCATTAGTTGACACAAATCAAATCAGTCTTGGAAACACTATATGGGTAACAGAGACTGATAATAAATCTTGGACTGTAAAACAGTTAATAAGATCAAAAGTTAATGTTATTGGTATAAACAGCCTTATCACTGAAGTTGCTGTAAACGGACTAAGGTTAGTTGAACTAACCTTAGATAAGTGGGCAATTGAAAACTTTGCTGTAGGGGATTATATCGGAGTTCGTGAAGCACAACTGTATAATATTAACGGATTGTATGAAATTGATAGTATTAATCTTAATACTGTTAGAATTAGAGTTCCTTTAAATAACGAAATAACTGATCTTGAAGTTGAAGATAATGAAAGTTATATAATATCTACATTAAGAACTATACGTGCTGAAAGTGTTACAGATATTAACTCTGTAACAAAACAAAATATATACAACAATCAAAAATTATGGATTGACACTTATAATAAAGATTGGGCTGTTTTAGAAAATAATCCTGTATATTTAAATTCTCAGGCTATTTTTAATACTTCAGAATATGATAGTACGGATCAAAAATTTAGTGATAGTGTCGCTATAACACAAGATAACAATAATGTTTTTGTTTCAGCACCAGATGATGAAAATGGTAAAGTTTCTTACTATAGAAGAACTAAAGAACAAAATAATTTAATTTTAGATCAAGAATTTATTTTTGAAGATAGCGATCTATTTGATATCAATAATATTAAATTTGGTAAAAGTATTTCAGTATCACCTGATGGCGAATACCTTGTTGTAGGCATACCAAATGCAAGTAGTGTAAAAACTAAACTAGCATATAAGACTGATGCAGATACTGGACAAGAAACTTTTAATTTCCAGCCAAATGCCACTTACATTAAAAATGATATTGTTCGTTATAGAGAAAGTCTATGGAAGGCAAATAGAGAAATACTTCCAGAAATTGGCAATCAGCCTTTTAGTACATTTGATACATATATAAATATCGCTGCTCAAGCAGACAGTGATAGTACAACATTAAATCTTTTAGTAGCTGGTGATCCGGGGTTAGAAAATAATACAACAAGTCACTTACTAGTACGTGCTCCTAAAGATATGTACATTGGTACTAAAGCTGGTGATACATTAAATCTATTTTGGAATCAGCGTAGCTATGCGTATCCTACACTTGATAATTTTATTCCATTCGACGGAAATATTCCGTTAATTACTAAAGATTTTATATCTCAAGAACATAATATTGTTGAAAAAATTGATCATGTGTTATTTGTTGAAACATTTGTAACTTTACCAGTTGTTGGATCTAATGTAACAACAGATACTGGTAGTGCAGAGGTTGCATATGTAAGTACTCGTCGAGACAGTGCAGTCGTTTATCTTAAAAATGTAAACGGTGTATTTGATGTTACTGGTGAATTGTTTATTGAAGAACTAGATTTTGTTGGATTTTATACAGAAGAATCAACATATACACCTAGTGATGCAGTTGCAG